AGAGATTTTAAATTAAAACACCATGTATATAGCGAATTAGCCGCTTTACCAGTCAAAGAATTTAACATAGAGATGAGAGAAATAATGGCTGGTACCAAAGAAGGTAAAAAGATTATTAAAACCATTATGGATGAGGTTAAAAAAGGCTTACAAGAAGATGAATTTAATGAAGCCATGAAAGGTGTTTCTAATAAAAATTTAGAACAAAAAAACGATGAAGAGGGATTTGACTACGGAGACTTGTTTGGCGATGAACCAAATAATAACCCAGATACACAAACTGATGGTTTTGACTTCGAAGAATTATTTTAAATAAGGGTCCTAATTAGGGCCTTTATTGTTAAATAAGGCTTTTGACATATGTTAGCATATTTATTATAAAAAAGTTATGCTAACAACTAGTGAAATTTTCAAAGAATATGTTAAATGTTTGCAAAGCCCAATCTATGCGATTGAGACTTATTTGGAGACATTTGACAAAACGCAAGAAGGTTTTGTACCTTTTAAGTTGTTTCCCAGACAAAAAGAAATTATATACGCATATCAAAAACATAGATTTAACCTTGTAACAAAACCTAGACAAGCTGGTGTGTCAACAACTACAGCTGCTTATATGTCAATTAAGGTTGGCTTTGCTGATGAAGACAACCCAGAAGCGATTCTAATCATTGCCAACAAACAAGAGTTGGCATTTGAGTTCTTGGCTAAGATTAAAGATTTCTTATCACAGTTACCAAGATGGGTTTGGGGTGAAGAATACTACGGCAATCCAAAGAATGAAGCTAAGTCTATTTTCCTAACCGATTCTAAGAAAGAAATTAAATTACCTAATGGTAGTCGTGTAAAAGCGGTTGCTACCTCTAAGGATGCGTTACGTGGTTTCACACCAACATATCTTGTAATGGATGAGGCTGCGTATATTGACAATGGTGCTGAAGTATTTGGTGCTGCTTTGACTGCGTTAGGTACTGGTGGTAAAGCTACACTTATTTCAACACCACGTGGTATGGATGCGTTATATTACAAAACATACGACCAAGCAAAGAAAAAGAAAAACAACTTCAATATCATTGAAATGAAATGGTACGAAGATATGCGTTATAACAAAGACCTTAGATGGCTTAAAGATGACCTAATAGAGACCGAATTTGAGTTTACATTTGATTCATACAATAAAAGAATTGAAGACGGTTGGAAGCCAACCTCTTCTTGGTATGAAGAAATGTGTTTAGGTATGAACAACGATGCTAAGATGATTGCACAAGAATTAGATGTGTCATTTATCGGTTCTGGTGGTAACGTTATTGAAGAGCAATACATAGATTTTCAAAATAAACACAATGTTCAAGACCCATTGATAACGAAAGGGGCCGAACATGAAACTTGGATTTGGGAATTACCACAAGAAGGACACCAATACATAATGGGTGTTGACGTATCTAGGGGTGATGGACAAGATGCATCAACTATTGTTGTGATAGATTTTACAACCATGGAACAAGTAATGGAATACCAAGGTAAGATACAACCAGACTTATTAGCGCAATTAGTTGAAGAATATGGCGAGATGTATAAAGCGTACACTGTAGTCGATGTTACTGGCGGTATGGGTGTTTCAACCGTTTTAAAATTAATGGAATTTAATTACAAACATCTACATTATGATAATCAAAATGGTAAGATTTTATCAGGTAGACAACGTGAATTACAAAGCTATAACAAAGAAAATAAAATACCAGGTTTTCAAGCAACTTCTGTACGTTTACCTATGGTTGCTAATCTTGAATATGTTATTAGAACCAATGGGGTTAAGATACGTTCAGCTAGGTTAACATCTGAAATGAAAACCTTTATATACAAAAACGGTAGACCAGACCACATGGACGGTTATCATGATGACTTGTTGATGTCATTGGCAATGTGTTTATGGGTATTAGAACACTCATTTAAAAATTTAGAAAAATTAGAAAAACAAAACAAAGCAATGCTAAGTGCTTGGTTAGTTGGGGCAAATACAAACCCAACACAAGCTGAATTAGAAAAAAGCAGTGGATTTGTAACAAAAAATAATAGAAATAAAGAGGCGTTGGCTAAGCCAAAATTTAATCCAATAGTCTCTAAAAATATGCAAGACCCAACAGGTCAGTATTTATGGTTATTTAGCGGTTCAAAATAATATGGCAAAACAAATATTTACACTCAAGACGTATACACCAAAGATGTATCAATGGTCACCTACTATTTCAAATGTAGAAAAAAATAAAAACACCACCACAAAACCATTCTTTTGTGATGCTAAGCCTAACACACAAGGGCAAGATTGGATAACCACTTATGTCTATAATATTGTGGTGGTTAATAATAAACAAGAACATAGCGCATATGTTGAATGCGATTATGTAAGCTAAGGTTTATTTTTAAAATTTTACAACTATAATTAATATAAAAAAGCTATGGCAGATAAAAATAATTTAACAATTTTTCAAAGACTTGGCCAAATAATTGGTCCAGATTCTACTAAATTAACTCAAAAGCAACCAGAAACAAAACGTTACAATATGGGTAACGATGTTTTGATTAAAACAGATAACAAAGCTGAATATGACAAAGCTAAGTTACAAGCCCAACAAAGTAAATTCTTGGGTCAAATGTGGCGTAAGGTAGAAAGTGGGTTATATCAACAATCAATAAATTACGAAACAACTCGTATAGGTTCATATAGCGATTTTGAGGCTATGGAGTTTTACCCAGCAATTGCTGCTGCATTAGACATTATGATGGAAGAATCTACAACACTTAACGACCACGGTAGAATGTTAAACGTATATTCAGATAGTAGTCGTGTTAAGGGTATATTAGAAGATTTATTTTTCAACAGATTAGACATGCATACATCTTTGCCTATGTGGACTAGAAACACATGTAAATACGGTGATAACTTTGTATATTTAAATATTGATGATAAACATGGTATATTAGGTGCTAAGCAAATGCCTAACTATGAAATGGACCGTAAAGAACATGGTTTATTGGAAATGTTAACTGGTCAACGTTTAGAAGATACTGATAGTGATAAAACTAGATTTTATTGGAGAGGTGGCAACGTTGAATTTAATTCATGGCAAATTGCACACTTTAGATTACTAGGTGATGATAGACGTATACCTTACGGTACAAGTGTGCTTGAGAAAGCTAGACGTATTTGGAAACAATTAATCTTATCAGAAGACTCAATGTTGGTTTATCGTGTAACTAGGGCCCCAGAAAGACGTGTATATAAAATATATGTTGGTAATATTGATGATGCCGATGTTGAAGCATACGTAAATACTATTGCCGATAGATTTAAGCGTATGCCTATTGTTGACCCACAAACTGGTCAAATGGACCTTAGATACAACCAATTATCTAATGACCAAGATTACTTTATACCAGTTCGTAGTGAAGATGCGCCAAATCCAATTGATACGTTAGCTGGTGCTTCTAACTTAGACCAAATAGCTGATATTGAATACTTGAGAAATAACTTATTTACCGCTTTACGTGTACCAAAACCTTTCTTAGGTTTTGATGAAACAACAGGTGATGGTAAAAATTTAGCGTTGCAAGATATACGTTTTTCTAGAACAATAAATCGTATTCAACAATCAATGTTACAAGAGTTAAATAAGATAGCTATAATTCACTTATACCTATTAGGTTTTGAAGAAGATTTTGATAATTTTACGCTTACATTAAACAACCCATCTACTCAAGCTGAAATGCTTAAGATTGAACATGTTCAAGCTAAGGTTACATTATATAAAGATGCTGTTTCAGATGCTGGTAATGGTTTTGCTGCGATGTCTATGACACGTGGTAAAAGAGAAATTCTTGGTATGTCTGATGATGATATCAAAGCTGATTTGCTTGAACAACGTATGGAAAAAGCCGCAGCTGCTGAATTAGCTAATTCAGCGAATGTTATCAAACATACTGGTATGTTTGATGTTGTTGATAGGGTATACGGTGATATGAAACTAGCACTTAAAGGTGGTGGTAGTGCCGAAGGTGGTGAAGGTGGTGAAGAAGGCGGTGCCGCTGGAGGTGGTGGCGGTGGCCTAGGTGGTTCATTCGGTGGCGGTGGCCTAGGTGGTGAAGATTTAGATTTTGGTGATGAGAGTGAAGCGGATACTGAAGCTGGTGCTGAGGCTGAAGTTGGGGCTGAAGAAGCTGGTGCTGAAGAAGCCGCAAGCGAAGCTGGTGTTGAAGCTGCTGAAGAATTGGCCGAATATGTTAAAAAATCAAATAAAATATTAACAGAACAAAAAGATTTATTAAATAAAAAATTAAACGCAAGAACTAAAAGATATCAAGGTAGGTTTCTAGACCATTTAGTTGAATCGATTAAACCAACACAAAACCTTAAAGAAGAAAGGGTTAAAATATACGATAAAACGCTTAAGGTTAATAAGGAGATTGATGGGATGATTGGTGACATTGATAAAATGTTAGATGAATAAAAAATATTGATAAAAATAATGTTTTATTGGAATAATAAAAGTATTTATAAATAAAAAATAAAATGACAGAGGTAATTGTAAATGTACAAAATTTTGGTACGATAAAAAATGCTTACAATACTTTACTAGCTGAAGGAATAGTGAAAAAGGATGAATCCAAAAAATCATTATTTACTAAGTTTTTAAAATTAGTAAAAGAAAACGAAATTCTTAGAACACAGTTCTTAGCTTACACCAATATTGAAGGTAAGGTAGAAAGTGATAGGAATAAAGCCGCTGACTTTGTAGACGAGACAATTGATTTGTTTTCAAAGTTTAAAAAGAAAGAAATATTAGAGGCTAATAAATTATTAATCGCTGATTTAATAAATGAAAAGATTGATAATAAATTGAAGGAGTTACACGAAAATGTTTCAAGGTTAATTTTTTTAGATAAAAAACCAGAAACTGTTGAAGCTAGAGTTGAAGCTAAAGCAAATGTTATTGAGTATATATTAGGTAATAAAGCTAGGGTGGTTAACGAAGCGATAGAACTACCTTCTCAACTAATCATAAGTAGATTGGTTGATTGGTTTAACGAAAAATATTCAACCATCAATGAAAGTGATAAAGAAGTAATCAAAGCTTTAATTAATTCAGATAATGACCAAAAACAAGAAGTTTATTCAAAGACAATCAGAGAGTGTATTGATTTAATAGATGATAAATTTGAGAAGGTTGATATAGCGGCTAAAGAAAAGATGTTAAAGGTTAAGGATAGACTTTTAAATGACAAAAAAGAAATTAATGAGGATTTTTTCAAAAACATTTCCAAATTAGTAGAACTTAGAAATAATTTAAAAGATAATTAACCTAAATAAAAAAAGTTATGCCAAGAAAAAACGAAAACCTTTTAAGGTTAAAAGAATTAACCGAAACACTATGTGATACGGCACCAAGCAATGAATATGCAAACATATTAGCACAATTAAAAAATATAGTGGATGAAGGTAAAACAAAGGTTGAAAGTTACACTACGACAAATAGTAAAATTAAATGTTACGAAAACATGTGTGTTACCATAACAAAAATATTAAATAAAGTTAAATTATAAATGTCAACAGAAACAGGTACTTGGGGTGATTACAGCAAACTAGTTTTAAAAGAACTAGAAAGATTAAATGAGAACCAAGATAAGATGAGAACTGACCTAGATACTAGGTTTTCAGAACTTAACGCTAAACTTAGTGAGGTAAAAACTATAGAGAGTAGAGTTGAGTCTCACGCTATTTGGGTTGATAGGGTAAATGACGTTTGGTCACCTAGTCAGATGAAAGAAGCTAAAGATGAATTATATCGTCAAAAAAATCGTTGGGCCGCTGCAATAGCAATTATAACATTTGTGCAAATTTCCGTTGGAATAGCTGTAGCTATTTGGGTTAAATTAAAATAAAACGCTTGACTGTTATAAAAAATTTCACTATACTTGTATATAAAATTACCAGGTATGATGAAAACAGGAAAAGAAATAAAACCAATCAATTTAAAGAATTATAATGTAGCTTTTGGCAGTGTGAATAATAAGCACCCAAAAGCCATGTACATTAATATAACTAGTTGGGCTAACCCTAAGATAGAAGACGAAGTTAATTATTCTAGGGTAATCAGAAACTTAAATAAAAAAATAAAACAATTAGTTTTTAATATATTATCGGATGAAGCTAATTATATTTTTAATAAGGATAGAACAATTGTTGATTTGGATATCCGTGAATCTGGTATAAAGTTTGGAAAGCGTAGTTTTATGAGTTGTGAGCTGACGTTATTTATAAGTGAGGAGATACCAGTAAACACAGAGATTATGACAACATTACTTAGCAATATAACACTTGATGTCACAAATAAAATATTTAATGAAAACGAAACCTTCGAGTTTCATAAAAAAAAGAAGTAATTCCTAAAATAATACGGCCCTAGCAGATTTGCTAGGGCTTTTTTATTTAAATCATATATTTATATCTATAAGCTTATAACGCTATGGATATAAATTACAAAGATTTTAGAATATTAAAACGTGGTGAAAGCGGTTGGGTTTATATTTATGTATTAAAAGACCCAATAACTGATAAAATCAGATATGTTGGTAAAACTATTGATGCGAATAAAAGATTAAAAGAACATGTTCGAAAATCTACGTCATCTAAAACATATAAAAATAATTGGATACAGCAGTTAATTAAAAAAAGTTTACTCCCAAAATTAGAGATTGTTGATTTAGTGTCAGAAGAAAATTGGGGTGAGCACGAGCAACAATGGATTAATAAATTTAGAAGTGAAGGTGTTAAATTAACTAATATTGCTGATGGTGGTGTTGGTGGTAATTTAGGTGCTATTGTTAATAAAAAAATATCAATAGCGTTAACTGGTAAAAAATTGAAACCAGAAACAAAAGAAAAAATAAGACAACACCGAATTGGTACTAAAGCTAGTGAAAAAACCAAAATAAATATGTCTAACCAACGTAAAGGTGAAAACAACCCTATGTTTGGAAAAATTCATTCAAATGAAACAAAAGAAAAAATAGGAAATAAAAGCAAATTAAATAATTCTGGAACAAACAACCCTATGTTTGAAAAAACCCATTCAGAAAAAACTAAAAAGATAATATCTAATAAATTATCAATATTAAATAAAGGTACCAATAATCCATTTTTTGGTAAAACCCATTCAAATGAAACAAAAGAAAAACTTAAGAAAAAAGTTTCACAATTAGATATAGATAATAATTTGATTAAAACTTGGAATAGTATTAGCGAAGCGGCCATTTATATTAATGGGTTACAGAGTGGTATTTCTGGGGTTTGTGATAAAGAAGATAAAACATATAAAACCTTTAAATGGGTTAGTGTAAAAACAAATTAAAATGTATCTAGAATATAAAATAAATAAAACTAATGTTCAAGGGGTAAAAATGATGCTTATTGAACACGATGCTGGCTATATTAGTCCAGACGAACCAAGAAACCAACCTTTTATAAATGAAATCAAAAAACTAGATACTGGTAGCAAATTAGCTATCATGGAACCTTTGGTTGTTTATGTTATTCTACAAAAATATGGTATTCTAAATCGTAACGGTAGAGTTTATCCAGAAGCAATATTAAAGAAACAAAACGAACTATATCAAAAAGCAATTAGAGAAAGAAGTGCGGTTGGTGAATTAGACCACCCAGAATCTAGTATAATCGCTGGTGATAGAATATCTCATAATATTATTGAAACTTGGTGGGAAGGCCACACCCTTATGGGTAAGATGGAAATACTAATGACCCCAGGTTTTATCAACTATGGTATTGTATCGACCAAGGGTGATGAAGTAGCAAATCTTTTACGTAATAGAATCAAGATAGGTGTATCATCTAGAGGTGTTGGTTCTTTGGTGGAAGGTAGAAATGGTGAACAAATAGTACAAGACGATTTTGAAATTATTTGTTGGGACGTAGTTACGGCCCCTTCAACTCCAGATGCTTGGATATTTAGAGATGTAGCTGAAGCTAAACCTTATGTTGAAAATTTTGATGTTAAAAAGAAAAATATAAATGAAACACTTGCAGATAAACTAAATAATTTTTTAAATGATTAAAAATTTTTAAGTTTTTTTCAGCAATAACTGACTTTTCAAAAAATCATATATATTTATAATCAAATAAGATGAATATTTATTATTTATCTAATCCTAAAAATAAATAAAAACACAATGGCAGATAAAAAATCAATACTTGAAGAAGCTCTTTTGGATATCAAAAATATTCAAAGTGCTCTCAATGCCAACACACAAGAAATACTTCGTAGCGTAGCTATTGAAGAAATTAACAATGTGGTGAAAGAATCTCTAACAAACGAGGTTTATGAAGAAGAAGATTTAGATACTGACAACTTAGGCGTTGATGCTGATGCAGCAAGTGCAGATGTTGAAGGTGGTGAAGATTCTACAGTTGGTGGCTCATTAGATATTCAAGGCTCTGAAGAAGTGGGACCAGAAATGGGACCAGAAACAGGAATGGACGCAATGGCGTTAGGTGGAGATGAATTAGATATGACGGCTGCATCTGATGATGACGTAATCGCAGTTTATAAAAAAATGAGCGGTGAAGACGAAATCGAAATTATTGGTGATGAAATTCACATAAAAGTAACCGAACCTGGCGAATACGTTATTAAACAAGGTCAAACAGGAGCTGCTCCAGAAATGGAACCAGAAATGGAGCCAGAAATGGAACCAGAAATGGAACCAGAAATGGAACCAGAAATGGATGATGAAGATGGCGTAGATTACGAAATCGAAATGGGTGAAGAAGAAGAAGCTGGTGAAGAAGAAGAAGAAGAAGAAGAAGCTGGTGAAGAAGAAAAAGAAGAAGAAGAAGAAGTTGAGCAAATAGATGAGAAAATTGCAGTAGGTACTGGGATGAGTGTGGGTAACCACCGTAACAAAACCGCTGGCGGTTCTATCGGTGCTCCAGAAAACCCTAAATCTTTAGACGAATCGGCTAAGAAACGAGTTTCTGAAATTGCAAAAAAATACAATACAGTATTGGCTGAAGCTAAAAAATTAAAGACTGAGAATGAAGAATTCAGAAAAGCTCTTAAAGAATTTAGAACAAAGTTAGTAGAGACTGTAACATACAATAGTAACCTTACTTATTTAACTAAGATTTTTGTTGAGCATGCTACAACAAAGGGTGAAAAACAAAAAATAGTAAAAAGATTTGACGAGGAAGCAACAAACCTTAAAGAATCTAAAAAGTTATACAAATCTATTATTAATGAATTGGAATCTAGAAAACCAATTAATGAAACAGTAGAAAATAAATTAATAAAAGAGGTTAACACAGGTAGCTCAAAACAATTAAACGAAAGCACCGCATACGTTGACCCATCAACAAAAAGAATCCTTGATTTGATTCATAGAGTTGAGAACAAATAAAAATAATAAAAAAACAAAAAAATAAAAACTATGTCAAATTTATTAACATCTGGCGTTATTGGTAATATCGGTTTGAACCACATGAAGGCAATCCGTAGAGAAACGCAAGCAAAATGGGATAGCTTAGGCTTCCTTGACGGTCTTAAAGGCCACGTTAAAGAAAACATCGCTCAGTTATACGAAAACCAAGCTTCTAGCTTGTTAACTGAATCTACAACTGCACAATCTTCTGGTTCTTTCGAAACAGTAGTATTCCCAATTGTACGTAGAGTTTTCTCTAAATTATTAGCTAACGACATCGTGTCTGTACAAGCTATGAACATGCCAATTGGTAAATTGTTCTACTTCGTACCACAAACATCTAGCCGTGTTGACAGTACTGGTACTGCTGGTAATGACTACAATGGTTTGTCTTCAACAAACGCTAATTACGACACTATCTATTCTGCACACACAGGCTTACAAGGTCCTAACGGTCTACCTTCTTGTGTTCAACCAGTAGGTGGTTGTGATGTAACTCCTTTCACGGCTAAAAACCTATACGACATTTTCTATAATGACGGTATGTTTGATAACTCAAAAGGTACTCTTACTATCAAAGCTATGGCTATGTCTCAACTTAACGCTTACACTTTAGGTGCTAACGGTACTTTCAGCCCAACAGCTGGTGGTACTCTTTTACCTACTGCAACTGATGGTTCAGTAAGAAGCGTTATTGTTGGTCTATCAGGTTTCTCTGGTGGTGCTGGTACTAACGGACGTGAAGTTTTAACTGGTCCAGATGGTAACAACATGGACACTGAATCTTTCTTGGCCTCATTACACGTTGTAACAACAAGTGCAATTAAAGACCAAGACGGTAACACAATTATTGCTGCCAACCAAGAAGTTCCTTTCCGTATTGTTACACAAAAATATGGTACAGGTATTGTTAATAACTCAGTAGCTGACGGTCTTAATGTTATCTATCTTGAATTAGATTTAACCCATCCAGTTGGAACTACAGCTGGTGGTACAGCTGCTGCTGGTACAGCAACTTACGATGGTTACATCGGTGCTACTGGTACAACTGGTGGTATTGCTTACACTACATCTGGTTTAACAACTAACCCAGCATACACTTTTGCTTGGGCTGAATACGCTTCTCTTGAATTAGAAACAGAACTTGGTGAAGTTTCTTTTAAACTTGACGAAGTTGTTGTTGCTGTTGAAGAAAGAAAATTACGTGCTACTTGGTCTCCAGAATTAGCTCAAGACGTTAGTGCATTCCACAACATTGACGCTGAAGCTGAATTAACAGCAATGTTATCAGAACAAGTTGCCGCTGAAATTGACCGTGAAATCCTTAGAGATTTACGTAAAGCAGCTGCATGGCAATTACGTTGGGATTACAACGGTTGGAGACGTGCTTCTTCTGCTGCAAGCCCATACACTCAAAAAGACTGGAACCAAACTCTTATCACTAGAGTTAACCAATTGAGTGCTCAAATACACAAAACTACTCTTCGTGGTGGTGCTAACTTTATCGTAGTATCTTCTGAAATCAGTGCGATATTCGATGACTTAGAATACTTCCACGTAAGTGATGCTAACCCAGAGCAAGACCAATACAACATGGGTATTGAAAGAATTGGTAC